GCAATTTATCGGTTCTATGGATTTTATGTGTCAAACACGTAACTATGGGTCAATCAGTGGTGAGTATTTGTTCACATTAGATAACTTTCACCCTGATGTTGACATCACCAACACCAATGTAAGTGAAACTCCAGAGGAACACAAGTCACATAACTGCATTGAATTGGAAAATGGGCAGTTTGCACTGTACCCCAACAACAGAATTAGGATATTTGACCTGTCAATTACCCCTCAAGAACCAAAAACTCCAGATTTTAAGGTATCTACTAAATATTATCAAGTTGAGAATGGAGTTAGATGGGGTAGATTAGGAGACACTGATGATTATTTTTGGAAAACACCTGAAGAACAAGGTGAATAAATATAATTTGGAGAGAGTAACCTCCTAAAGTCCAAATTAAGAACTAAAATGATCAAAGTAGACCAAAGTGAAGAATTTCGTAAGTCAGGTATGGTTTTGATTACAGATCCTAGAGCAAATAATTATCTTAAACGTATAACTTGCATCAAAAAAGAGCAAAAAAAATCGAGTTTTTGAACCGATTGGACATATGATGATATATAAAGTATAGTAGACGCTAAAATGGCAAATATATCCAAAAAATTTGTCGATATAAACCCCAGTTTTCAAAAACATCCGATTACTGGGGATATTACGCTGTTAAAAAATGAAGATGCTATTAAGCAATCGGTAAAAAACATCGTAATGACTATGAGAGGTGAAAAAATCTTTCGTCCTTTCTTTGGAACAGAGATTCAAAGTGCTCTTTTTGAGAATTTCAACCCTGTTTTAGCAGATGACGTCACAGTTTCTATTGAAGACGTCTTAAAAGTGTATGAACCTCGTGTCAAAGTCAATAATATAGAGTATATTGACAATACGGATGACAATTCATTAGAAGTTACTATTAATTACAGTATTGTTGGATTACCATTAAATCAACAGTCGCTTAACCTTATCTTAGAACGAGTATAATGGCGTTTAACACAGTCACTAATTTAGATTTCGAGGACATCAAACAGAGTTTGAAGGAGTATTTACGTGCCTCTGAAACTTTTAGTGATTATAACTTTGAAGGATCGGTTCTTTCACAGTTAATTGATGTACTATCATACAACACTTACTATTCAGCGTTAAATGCTAACCTGATTGCTAATGAAGTATTCTTTGATAGTGCCTCTATTAGAGAGAATGTAGTATCTCTTGCAAGTTTAATTGGGTACACTCCAAGATCGTCAAAATCTGCAAAAGCAACGATCTCTATGGATGTACCAGTAAATCCACAGATTGGATCTTTTACGTTAAAAAAAGGTGAATCCTTTGTTGGTTCTAATGAAAATGGATCTTATGTATTTTCTACTCTAGATGATATTACTAGAGAAGCATTTATTGATACGGATGGAGTTAGAAAAGTACGTTTCTCAGATGTCGATATTTACCAAGGAAATCTACTTAGAGTAATTTATCCTGTTGACACATCAACACAACAGCACTTTATTATCCCTAGTGCTAATGCTGATGTTGATTTACTTCGTGTTATTGTTAATGAAGATAATTTTAATGCTCCATTAACCTATAAAAAGGCAGAAAATATTACAGGACTAACGCCTACTGATAAAATTTACTGGATTCAAGAAAATAAGAACGAACAATTTGAACTTTTGTTTGGTGATGACACATTTGGACGTAAATTAAAGAATAATGACGAAATTGACATTGAATATATCGTAAACAACCAAGATGAAGCAAATAAATGCTCTGTTTTTGAATTTACAGGGGTATTTACTTTTGGTGGTAATAGTTTTGAGAACGTAACTCCAACCATTACGGTAAGTAGTCCTTCTTCAGGAGGTTCATTACCACAAAGTATCACTTCTATCAAATATCTTGCTCCTAGGTCATATTCTGCACAACAGAGAGCAGTTACGGTTAGAGATTATGAGACACTGGTTACTCAACTGTATCCTAACTTAGAAGCATTATCAGTGTATGGAGGAGAAGATGCAAGTCCTCCTCAATTTGGAAAAGTGTTCATTGCAGCAAAACCATATGGTGCTGATAAGTTAACTACAACAGCAAAATTAAATTTAAACAAAGCAATTAGAGAGTATACCATACTTTCAGTAATTCCTGAAGTTATTGATCCTTCATATATCTTTTTAGAAATTGATTCTTACGTATATTACAATAATAATACATCAAGAAGAACTTCACAACAAATTGCAGAGGTTACTAGAGCAGTAATTCAAAATTTTGGTGAAAATAATGATTTAGATCGTTTTAATGGTAAATTTAAGTATAGTAAACTTATATCAGAGATTGATGACACTGATCCTGGCATTACATCAAACATTACTAGAATTAGAATTAAGAAAAGTATGCCAGTTCTAGCAAATGTGTTTGCTTCTTATGAAATTTGTTATGGAAACCGAATTTCTGATGAAACAGATCTAGTATCTGATGGATTTAAGATTACAGGAGAAGATTCAACCTATATTTACTATTTTGAAAAGTATGGAACTAATAAATTAGCAATTTATAGAATTAATGGTGGTAACAAAATCTATTGGTCTAAAGATGCAGGTACAATTGACTATGAAAAGGGTGAAATAAATATTAATGCTATTAATATTAATTCTATTGTAGGTAATCTTGATTCCATTTCTTTTTCAGTTATACCAAAATCAAATGACATCGTAGCATTACGTGATTTATACATTTCTATTAAACCAGAGGATGTACAAGTAAATACAATACTTGATACGATTGCATCTGCTAACAGAACATCAGGCGTAGGACAAATTCCAGTATCTAGTTAACTATGTTTAACGACCAAAAAGTATCGAGTTCCATTCAAGGTCAAGTATCAAATTACTTTGCTCAGGAATATCCAACATTTATATCTTTCCTTAAAGATTACTATGCGTTCTTAGAAACGAATAGTAATCCTTTGGATATTCTAGGAAATATCAGTGATTTAATTAATATTGATACTTTTACAGAAGTTACTGCTTTTTCAACGTTAGTAGGACCAATAACAGAGGATGCTAATGAAATTACTGTAGTTGGAGATGTAAATTTTCCTCCAACTGATGGATTACTTAAAATTGATGACGAAGTTATTTTATATAAGAGTAAAAAAGTAACAGAAAACTTAGGATTAAAATTTACAGTTTTTAGCAAACTTACTAGAGGATATTCTTATAATGATCTTAGTGTAGAAGGTAAATTATCTCCAAATATTCCTACAGTAGCATCTAATCATAGTGCAAACGTAAACGTATACAATCAATCATTTACATACATTCTTTATCTTTTAGAAAAGATTAGAGAACAGTATCTTATTGATTTTCCTAAACAAGTTCTTGAGGATAATCTTAACACTGTTAATGTAGATACCGTAATTAAAAGAATTAGAGATTTTTACATTTCTAAAGGTACACCAAAAGCAATTTCTTTTTACTTTCAATTTTTATATCAAGAAAGTGCTGATATTACAAACTATAAAGATCTCTTAATGGGATCATCAGATGCTACCTATCAAAGTAAAGAAATTGTAAGAATTGAAACTTTAGATAATTATCCATTAGGGGCATTAGCAGATAGAGGTGCCATTTTAATACAAGGCACAAATGAATTTCCAGTGCAAACTGTTGAAAATGTATTTTCATTTGCTAGTCAAGTTTTTGAAATTGAAATTGCTAATGGTAGGAATATAGTTCCCACTAATTTTACAAAAGTAACCACTCAATTTCGTATAGTTGGTGACACTGCATATGTTTACGTAGATTCAACTTATAATTTTACTGATGAGGGATCTATAAGGATTGGAGAAATAATTTATACTTATTATGATAAACAATTTAATTACTTTATGTTAAGGATTGCTGATAATCCTTCTTTTGACGTTAAAACTGATGATTATGTTTATGATGTTGCAACTTTATCAAGAATTAAAGAAAGAGGTGGTTCTATTATTGAAGGATCATATTTTATCATTTATGCTGGTGTTAGTGATTTTGAAATTTTAAAAAATACCACATATTATCAAGAGGGTGATTTAGGATTTGTTACTAATTTAATTGATGAATCCAATTTAGTAGTTACTTCTTGGACATTTAACGATCAAACCCCACTTGTATTAAATCAAGATATAATTTCAGGTGTTACACAAGTATACACTGATATTGATTCAGTTTATGTTTATACATCTAGTATTCCTTATTATAAGATTAATCCTAACGATACTTTTTTAGAAGATAATAATATTGAAATTAGAGATGCTAAATTATTTAAAAAGATTCCTAAAGTATTTGAAAAGGCAGTAGATAATTTACAAGAATCAACACCAGCAAATAGCGTTGTAGGTATTCTTAGAGATGGAACCTTTATTCATAATTGGAAAAGTGAAGAACGTATTATTAGAGGTGGTATAGACACTATTGATATTGTTAATAATGGAGATGATTTTTCAATTAACAATCCACCAACATTAAAAATTGAAAGTCCTTTTAATGGAGCAATTGGTGAGATAAATCTTATTTCTTCAACCACAGTTTCAAGTGGAGCAGATACAATTTACACTGTAAGTGGGTCTTCACAATCTGGTTTTGGTGCTAGATTTGTGGTCACTAGAAATTCATCTGGATCTATTAATCAAAATTCAATAAAAGTTGATGAAAATCTTCCAGGTAATTCATATGCTGTGGGTGTAACTATTACTATTGATGGTTCTGAAGTTGGAGGTGTATCAGAAGATGATGATATTACTCTAGAAGTAACTGCTGTATGGTCTGGAACTCAAGCAGAAGCAGAAATGGTTGTTGATGGAAAAGTTAAAGAAGTTTATATTAAAGATAGTGGTACAGGGTACCCATCAAAAACAACTGCTATCAGTGTACAAAAAGATGGTACTGATACTGTATTTACTGGAGACAATTTTAGAGATGCTATTTTAAGACCAGTTGTTGTTGATGGAAAAATTACAAAAGTAAGAATTATTGATGAAGGAACTGGTTATACAAAACCACCCACTATTATTGTTACTCCTGTTCTTAATGTTGATAATGCAGCAACTATAGAACTTCAAATTGGAGGTCCAGTAACTAATATTAATATTACTAATAATGGTAATCTTTATAGGTCTAATCCTTCTATTGAAATTATTAAAGGATCTGGTGCCTCTGGAATCCTTAGTATTGATGAAGGTACAATTACAACTGCTTCTATTATTACAGGAGGATCTGATTTTAATTCACGTCCAATTGTAAGGGCGGTAGATAGTGCTGATACACCAGGATTTGGTGCTGTTCTCCTAGCAGATTGGAATCCTAGTAGTAAACAAGTAGAAGGGATTGATATTTTGAATGGTGGTCTTGGATATAATGAAACTACTACAGTTCTTGAAATTTTTGAACCAGGGGAAAATTTAATTATAAATGCAAACGCTAAATTTTATACTAAAGTAAATAACACTAATCCAAATTTATTTTCTCTCATTAGATTAGATACTGGAGCATTCTACACTGATTCAAGTGGTATTTTAACTGATGAACAAGGAAATGAAATATTTTTAAGGGAATACTCAATTCTTGGTGCTCCTCTAAAATTAGATATTAGAAATCCAATTTCTAAAGAGAGAGAAACTGTAAATCTTAATAATAATAGCGTTCATTCTCCTTTAATTGGGTGGGCATTAGATGGTGCTCCAATTTATGGTCCTTATGGATATTCTAACCCTTTAAATTCTGAATCTTCTATTCAACAAATAAGATCAGGATATAAAAAGAAGGCATGGGTAAATATGCAAACTGGAAGAAATATTATTAGAAGTAATGGAGGGTTAAGAACTGATTATGATCGAGGAGAATTTGAACAGGATTATGAATGGACTTCTTTAAATGCAGATTTAGATGAAAACAATGGTAGATTTACGGTAACTCCAGAATATCCTCAAGGTGTATATGCATATTTTTTAACAGCAGATACAACAGATTATAAATTAGGTTTTCCATATTATATTGGAACTAAATTTGCTGGTAAAACTTTTGAAAATTTTAACAATAGGGATTTTATTAATATTGAATCTATTCCAAATTTAAGAAGATATTTAGATTTTGATGCTACTATTGCACCAAAACCTATTGACACTGGATTTTTCCAAGTACAATCTATTCCAAAATCAACAGATGCATCATTAGATTTTATTGATGTTATTACTCCAGGATCTGGATATAAATTTGGTGATGTTATCGTTTTTGATGATGAAGGAACAGGTGGTACTGATGCTGCAGGTTTTGTAAGTGTTCTTAAAGGTCAACCTATCACCTCAGTATCAAAAACAACATTTGATTACTTAGAATATACTAATGATTTTGGTTCTTTTAGTGCAGGTGATAATATTGCTACTTCTGAAGGATTTTTAGCAAAAATACATTCAATTGATACTATTCATGAAAGAATGTATTTGACTAATGCCGATACTGAAACTGAAATTATTGGAGATAATCCTGATTCTAATTCTAGAGATATAGTTTATAATACTCAATTAACACTTGATACACAATCTGTATCAGAACTAGTAGGTGCAAGCATTAGTACAAATGTAGTCACTGCTTCAGAATCATTTGCTCAGTTAAATGAATCAAATGGAATTAGTACAGTAACCACTACTTTTTTAATTGATGGATTTACTAATTCTACTATTACTAGTTTTACTCCATCTTCAGGAAATCCAGTTTATATTAAAATTGGATCTGAAATTATGAAAGTAGTTTCTACTCAAGGATCTAATAGATTAATTGTATCTAGAGGAGTTAATACAGTTGCTAAATCTCATATTAATAATGTACAAGTAACTATTTTAACCTCTGTTCCAGTGTTTGATAGTTCAAAATACTCAACTGGTGATTATATTAGTATTGGTACTGAAAAAATGAAGATTGTTGATGTGCTTATTGAAAAAAATGTTAGTAATGAAGTAGTTGCTGTAAGGATTGATGATTCTACAGGAACATCAGGAGGAACTCAATATTATCTTTATTTTGATGGAGAAATTCAAACTAATAACAATACAGCAGACGTAATTTCACTTGATGTTAATGGTAAAATAACAGATATTGAGTTTACACCAACTGCAACAGAATATATTGCAAATCCAACTGTATACCTATCTACTAGCAGTTCAGCACCTGCAGGTGCCGACTTCCCACCAAATATTGTAGATAATGTAACGTTAACTGCAACTACCTATAATCATACTTTAATTGTTGAAAGAGCAGTGTTGGGAACTACTCTTGAAAATAATGTATCTAGAACTGATGTTCAGAGATTGTTTTTTAGTACTGCAGAAGTAACCAAATATGAAGAAGACAGAATTGTTTCTAACTTTAGTGCATCAAATAATGGGTTAGTTATTAGTGATTCTGTGTCTATTAGTGCATCTACTGGAAAAACAGAAACTTTTGAAGTATACCAACCAGCAAGCAGTGGATTAACTTTATTAACTGGTCAATTATTTAATTCTGTATATTCTAATGGTCTTACTTTATATGAAGGTTCAATTTATGAATTTGATGTTTTATACACTATAGGAACATATCAAAATATTGAAGTAAAATTCTTTACACCAGGAACAGTTAATAGAAGAGAATATTTTGATATTAATATTGAAAAACAATTTGGTACTAGTGGAAATTCCTTAGGAAAATTAGTTAAATTTACTTTAAAACCAGATGATTCTGATTTAACTAAATTGAATATGCAAATTAGAAATGTTTCTAATGATGAAGTAACACTTATCCCGTTAACAATTATTGCAGAACCAATTAATGGTACATATGATGTAATTAATTCATTAAGTGGGTCTTTCGAGATTTATAATGAAAATGACCCCGATCCTAATGGAGATCTTTTTACACAATATAATCAGAATAATGTTTCATATACAACTACATCAAAAAATGCAGATGGACCTATTTCTAGAGTCACTTTAACTAATAATGGAGTAAATTATCAACAAGTTCCAGAAATATCTTCAATCATTACTACAGGAGGAGAAGGTGCTATTTTAGAAGCAGTATCAACAAAAGTTGGTACAATTTCTTCTGTAAAAGCAATTAATTCTGGATATGGATATAGTCCAGACCCAACACAAAAACCAACACTAGTTTTTCCAGTAATTGCAAAATTAAAAAATAATTTTACTGTACAATCTGTTAATGTAAATGATACTGGAGAGGGTTATCTATTCCAACCTAGAATGAATGTTACAGGTGGTGGTCTTACTGATGGTAGTTTAAATCATGCACAGGTTAGTCCAATTGTTAGTTCTAAAATTATTACAGAGGTTGAAGTAGTTTCTCCAGGAAATACATACAGTTCTGCACCTACAATAACAGCAGAAAAATATTATTATATTAGTTTTATTTCTGGAACTGATATTAATTTTAATATTAACTTTAAACAATATTTCCAAGAGGGAGATCCTTTTAAAATTAGAGCATATTATTATGCTAACGCTACAGATGAAGTAAATAATGTTTA